TCGTCTCCGGTAATATCTAAAATTCCACCGTGGGCATATTCTTTTTCCCATCGTTTTGCAATTTCAGGATGATTAGCGTGTAGGTATCTTCTTTGTTTTTCAGATTGAAAAGGCATTTAACATTTCCATTTTTTTAAAGCTTTGTTTATTCTTGAATTTGGATCGTTTGCTGTTTTTTTAGAAGTTAACTTCTTTTTCATGCCCCGCATACGCGCGCAGAAAGATTTTTTTCTAGGTCCACCTTCAGGTTGTGGAGCTTTTAAATCTGATCCAGGGTTTTCTTTCTCGTAAGATTTACGACCCCTTTCATTTAATCCTCCAGATTCGGACTTACCTTCTTTTCTAGTCCACGCAGCTCCACCATTATTTAGGTAAGCTCTTCCAAATCCTCTTAAAGCTGCTCCTGGCATTATGCCTTCTTTGCAGTTTTAGCTGCTCGTGTAAACTGTTTATCAGTGGGTGCGCCTTTAGCACCTTTTGCTCTCATCTTTTCGTTTGAGCCTGCTTTAATTCTTGCACGCTTTGCGTGAATATTTGCATATAGTCCTGGTTTTGCCATAATTACCTCCTTGGTCCTTTTAGTTTAGTGACATCAAATCTTTTTGTTGCATCAGATCTTGCTTTTGCACGATTTGACATTCTTTGTTTTTGAAGAGAAGTTTCAGCTCTTAAAACAGCTAATTCTTCGTTTTGTTCCATTTTATCTTCTTGAATATCTCTATTCATCAATAATTTAGATTTATCTAAATTAATTCGAGCTTCGTCCTCTTTCATTTTTCTCATATTGTCTTGAGCTTTAAGATCAAGTTCTCTAGCTCTTAATTTAGCAATTGGATCATTACCAAAGTCTCCGCTAACTTGTTTTTCTTCTTTTAAGAAGTCTTCCATCATTTCAGCAATTAAAATTGCTTTTCGAGATTCTAATTCTAGTACTAAACGATCTAACTCACCTTTAACTTCTGGATTCTGTGCAACTTGTTGGTTTGTTTGCATCAATTGTTGTAGTTCTTGAATTTTAACTATCTTATCTCTCATTTCCATTTGTACTTGTTCATCTGCCATTAAAGCAATGTGTTCAAAAATATTTTTTTCTAATGACGCTGTAATCTGTGGATTATTCTTCGCCATCGATGTTGCCATAAATGCAACGTGCGCTGCAATGTGTGCTTGGTGATCTTGTCCAGTAAATGCTTGGAAAGGTTTTCCGGCCAATGCATCAATATGCTCCACCGCTGGATTTTTAGGTTCTGGTCGTGGCGGCGGTGGTAAAACTTGGTCAATATTCTTAACGCCCATTGCTTCATACATGTCTCTGTAAGCCTCATATAAATTATGCATCTGAGGATTAGACTGAGCTAATTGTAATTCTGTTTGTGCGGTTGCAATCCTTTGTGTCATTGAAAATATATTTGGATCAGCAACTGGAAGTATGTCAATTTTGTCATCAAAGTCTGTCTGTTTAATTTCACGTTCTCCACCTACTACATCATACGGATAAACCGGAGGTAGGTAAGTTGAAAACACATTAGACAATAAAACAAACTCTTGTTTCATAGCTGCATACAATCGCTTATGGATTGCTGACATTACCCTAGAGCCTCGCTCTAATAGGGCTACCGTCGTACCAACAGCGGCCTGTTGGTTCCCGTCCCCGACTTGCATGTCAGCAATGGACGCGAATCTTTGACCTGCATCTACACAAATCCCCATCAACTGTAATAAAGTTGGTGATGGTTCTTTGTAAGGCAAATTCATAAAAGCATCTTTTAAATTTCCGCCAGGAGCATCTACATCTCGCCATTCTCCTGGTTGAAGAGATTGGGCATCATCTCTAACTCTGATCCCTCTCTGTTTGAATCCTGAAGGTAAATTGGAGAGTGTACCTGCATCTATGAGTTGACGAAGCGCAGACGTTGCTGCTCTTGTTAGACCGCCAATCATATGGATTAATCCAAAGCCATAAAAACCAAGTCCAGGCAGAAATTTAAAGTGGACAAAATATTCGATTTTATTTTTCTTCGGATCGTCTAGTCTATAATTTCTTCTTATAGACAATACTTTTCGCGTTCCATTGTCGATTGTTACAATGTATGGAATTTTTATACCGGTAGGGATTCCATCTTGACCCCTATCTTCAAAGCCTTCGAGATCTAGATTCACATGGCACTCTATTAAAGTATAGATAGGATTATTTTTTTGAAATCCTGTTGCTCTTGTTCCCTCTAGTTCTCGTTCTTTTTTCTTCAATTCAGTTTCTTCGTAGTAAGGTCTTCCTAGTTCTATGTCTCTATAAAAACCAGAAATTTGTTGCTTACGTAAATCATTTTCTGAAATTTTTAAAACATGACATATGGCTTCCGTATCTTCTAATGAGGTAGCAGAATACGGAACGACCAAGTCATCTGCAGGAACGAACTTTGAAACAGCTCGCCCCAGTAAATCGTCGTAATAAACTTTTTTAAATGTTGAACCGGCTAATGGTAAATAGAATAACATTTGATCAAACTCTGGTTCAAATTCTTTCATGACATCCATTAACTGGTAATTCATAAAATTTTTAACTCTCATCGATTGATCTTGTTTTTCTCTTGTCGGTCTTCCTAAGACCTGACATCTTACCGGACCATCAGCCGGTAATAATTCTTTATAAGCTTGTGCTTGGAATTGAGTAATCGCTTCTGCTAAAACAGGATGTGTTGCACTACTCGCTCCTTGGAAAGGTCTTGTTCTTTGTTCAAATTGAAATCCTAAAAGATCTAATCCTTTTGTATAAGTTCTTTCCCATTCTCTTCTGGATTCTTTGTAATCTGTATAGTTGGCATATAATTCAGAACCAAGTGGATCTAAAATAGAATCTGGCAACAAGTCTGCTAGATTTGCATAGTGATTGTCTCCAGCTTCAGGTGACACTGCACCTGGGTCAAAATCAATCTCTACTGAACCATCTTCGTTTTCAGTAATCTCTGTTCCTTCATGAGAAGGAATAGTTTCCTGTACTGCTGTTTGAACTTGTGTTAATTCGTCTTGTGACGGTAGAGTTACATTACGTCTTACGTTGGGTAAGCCCTTATCGATTTCTGCCATTTGTTTTCTCCAAAATTATAGGTTTATCCTGTTTTTTATCTTTAATCAAGCCTCTAGGATCAGGGCCCTTTAGTGGGGGTATTGCTTTCCATTTAACATCTTTCATGTTTTTAACTAAAGTCGGGTTTTTATACATCGGGGTTAAATCTATTTATTATATACTTATCTACCCCTGTTATTTCTTCTTTTTTCTTTTGATCAGCAATAGCTTTTTTTTCTCTCATCTTTTTAAGAAGATCTTCTTCATACTGTTGAAGCTGTACATTCTCATCAGTAATACCAGAAATTCCTTTCCTCTCTAAATAAGAAGAAACTTGCTCCAAATCTTCTTGTGGAACCATATCTGTAGCCCAACGATCAACTCTTTTTTCTAAAACCTCTATAGGAGTGTCTTGAAGTTTTTTAGTTTCATAGTCTCTTCCAAATTCAAATTCATAGGGAGGTTTCCATTCATGATCTTTGCCTTGAACTTTAGAAGCTACCCATTCGCCAGCTTCCCAAATTGTTCCTGGAAGATTAGTGTATATTTCTGCTAGATTTATGGCACCTACGTCAGGAGTTAATCCTGTAGAATGTGCTTCTGTAAAAGGGACAGCATCTAAAGGAATGCCTGCAACGCCAACTGCTTTTAAAATTTTTCCAAATGCACCTAAAGATTTACTCGGAATTTTACCGGCAATATCATCCAATGCACTTAACTCAGCTCTTCCCCACTTAGCAATATCCACAATATTCAATCCTGAATTTTTCTTATTCAGAATAGATTGAATAGTATTGCTTAATTTAGTCTGATCTTCAACATTCAATAATTTTTTTATCTCTTTTATAGTTTTATTGTCTATTGAAGTTACAGGTTTTATAGTTTTTACATCTATTCCAGCTGTTTTAAACAGCTCTGCATTATTTTTTACATAGTTAGGTAAATTTTTAGCTAAATTAGCTTGCTGTTCTACAGCTTTGGCCAATTCATCGCTCATGTTTAAGTTTTGAAATTGATTAACTTTAAAATTATATTTTTTTATATCATCAGAAACTTTTCCTATATTGATACCTAAATCTTTAGCTATCTTTTCGATAGCTTTTTTAGCTGATAAGTTTTTATTAGCAATTGCATTTTTATATTGCGTATCTAGGCTTTTCTTAATTCCATTATTTATTTCTGCAATCATTGGATTAACTCTTGTTAATTGATCACCGGATGCGTTAAAAATAGTTCTTAGTGTACTTTTAGATAAAGGGTGGTCTAGTTCAAATTTTATTCCAGGAAATATTTCTTTTATAGAATTTCTAAGTTTATTATATTCATTCCAATTCTTTCTCATCGCAGCCCATTTTTTAGGATTATATGTTTTACTTTTTTTATCTCCAAAAGCATCATAAAATAATTGTTCTATTTTATCTCTTTTGTATTGAACAAGTTTAGATTTATATAAACTATTCATAACATTGTCTAATGTATCACCTTCATCAGACAACCATTTTAAAGGCGAAGTTTCCATTCTTTTTTTCCAAACGTTTCTTTCTAATCGTTTTGCATGGGTTTTAAGTTCTTCTACAGGTATCTTATATTTCTTTGCAAGTTTATTTATATCTACAGTGCCGGATTTTAAATCTTCAACTAATCTAATTTGAATTCCTTGGTCTGTTAAAGTTCTAGAAGCTGACCATCCTAAAGATCTAGCTTCTGTTTCAGAAGGCATACGATTGTTTTTAAGAATAAAATCTTTAAACTTTGTAACTCTTACTTTTAAATTACTTAAATTATCTTTCTCTAGTTTACTAAAAACTTTTCCGTATTTTTTCTTTGAAATTTTATCTAATGTTTTTTTTCCAAATATATCGTAGTAAGATTGAATAGATTTTTCTTTTCTTACAAGATTAGGGTCTACAAAGCCCGTCCGATCTCCTAAATCTTTTCCTGCAATAATACCTCCGCCAATCCGTCCCCCCTCAGCTTTTCTATCTAAGATGTGTGGTTTTTTCTCTTTAAGATCCATTCGAAGATATTCTTCAAACGTCATCTGGTCAGAAAAATTTGCCATCCAGTCGGCCCAGCTTCCGCCGTATTTAAACTTGGGTCTATCCTCTAGTCCCCAGCTTCTTCTGTAATAATCTTTTATGTCTGTACTATAAGGCATTATCTTGCTCTAAAGTGGTTTGCGATTCCGCCTTTGGCGAATGATTTTATAATATTTAAAGTATAGTTTCCTTCTCCATCTGTACCTAGTTCAACGTGATCTCCTTCTCTTTCTCCAAGACCAACATACAATTGCATCATTTCATCTTTAGACATAGTGTCCTTAAAAAGAGTTTCTCCTTCTTGTGTAACATCTACCTTTACTTTGCCTTCTACATACTCTCCACCACCATACCAGTTGTCTCCTTCATAAATTCCGGCTAGACCATACGTTCTGTCAACGACATCAAGGTCAACGTTTTCCTCGGGTTGCGAGGTCGTTTTGGAGAAATTCAGAATCGGAGAAAGACTTAGTCCTGAACCTGATTCAAATTTTACCCTGCCACCTGTTGCAAGTTTATCCTTACCACCTTTAATAACTTTAGGTGTCCAGCCTTTAAAAGCTTGAGTCGCTTGTTCCTTGACGCTTGTCGCTGGTCTCTGGACACTAGTGACTGGCGACTTTAGTGTTTTTGCGTTTTTTGCGTTTAAAATGTCTTTAATGTTGACTTCAAATAATTTTTTTTGACTTTCTGAAGTATTTTTTAGCGTTCTTGCGTGAATTTTAATTTGTTCAACAATTTTTGTCGGAATTTTTCCGTTTTTTTCAATAAATTTAATTAATTTTGGATTTACGCGTGTATTAAATAGGCTTTTTCCCATTTTTACGACATCTCCACCCACACCAATAATATCTTTAGGTTTAATTCCTAATTTTTGTAGTATTTTGAAAACTCCGAACACTCCTTTAACGTACATATCTAATAATACTCCTTAACATCTATTGGTTTTGGAGAATCCTTGTAATCTTCTGGGTGACCTAAGAGTCCTCCTTGTCTAAATCTCATGACAGCTTGGGTTGTACTGTCCACTAAGTCGTCATGTTCGCCATAGGGAAATGCTGCACATTCCTCCATGACTTCTTGTGCAAATTG